TTAACTCTATTTTCCAACAGTCCAGCAAGATGCATTCCACCCGAATATGTAATAGTCTTGTCAGTGTCATTGCGTAGGAACGCTCCACCGAATTCAAGAACAGTAGCAAATTCAGGAGACACGATAATCCAGTTTCCATATCCTCGCATAGTTCTCTTAAGGATTAGATTTGATCCAGCAAGGATAGCTTCAATCGCTGTGCGATATTTATCCTGTACCGTTTCTCCACCACCAATAGATCCACTGATATCGATTTCGATTTCAGCACCAGCAGACCCAAGGATATCCCTAATAATTTCACGATCAATTTCAAGAGCGACTTCATCCGACATTGCGCCAGTCAATTCAGACTCAGCATCAATGCTGTGATATGCCTGAAGATCCTGTGCAAGTTCGGGAGTCCACTTGGTCTTGAGCTTACGAGTTTCAGCAACAATAGCTGAACTCTTGATCTCAAGATTAATTGAACGAATGTTAGAAGTTTCTTCACCCTGTAACAAGTAATTATTTGTTGGCTGATTAAAGTTGTCTCCAACTTCAAACGGGTTATATCCAAAGTCAACAAGCAATTCCGCGCCTGCCCAAGCCATACCATCAGTAGCGGCTGATCCGCCGATAGCTAGGGGAACGGCAATAGATTCTGTGCCATCTATCGTATAAAGTCCACCATTCGTAAGACATGAAGGATCTTTAAAGATTAATGAAAGGTTGCCAGGAAGTCCACCAAGGTTCAACTGAACTTGGTTAGAAGCTTCGGGCGTTCCAGTTACAACGTAGAAGCGAACCCACTTACCAAAGTCGTGCGCTCTGTTAGAAGGATACGCATAAACTGTAGGCATACTGTACTTATGAAGATCCGTTACAGGATCTTTCGTGTAAGCATCAGCATCGACAGTGTGCTGTGAGTCCTGTGAAGTAGCTAGGATCGCATTTGAGGGCGTTCCCGTGTAATAGTGATACTGTGCATCGATATGAAGGTTAACCCAACTTGAGGGATCAGCGATTCCTGCTCCCATTATTGAACCATGCACAACATCTGTAAAGTTAGAAGGTCCGTATCCCAACCAATACTTAGTTCCGATACCATAATTTAGATTATAAAAGTTCTGGTCTTGAACGCGATTTCCTTCTTCATCTACGAAGTCCATATAGAAAACAAGTCCAGAAGGAAGGCTCATCGGCTGAACAGACACAATTTCATTAGCCAATAGTCCCGCCCATACGCGGCGAACCATCGGGAAAATTACAGTATTGTATCCTTCAGCGTCAGTAGTGTCAGCCTCATTAATCATATACTGAGCAGCGTTTTCAAGAAGCTGCGAAACATTGCTTCGCATTCTATCATTCGGTAGCCCTTTAAGCAAGCCAAACTTGTGCCACTTTTCCATAAGTTGCGTGTTTAGCTCTTGTGTATGTTGAGGATTAAACTTTTCAGCGTCCTTCTGTGCTGCCTTCAGGATGGAACTTGTAAAGGTGCGATTCTTTTTGTAATTATTCATCTTTACTTATCTCCTGCTTTTCAGCGTTAGTATAAGGATCTAAACCAGCATGGTACTGCATAGTAAGTGCTAGTTTATCAGTTTCAGTTTGTTCTGTTTCAGCGGTAGCCTTCAATTCTTCTTGCTCTTGTATTAACCTTTTTTTATCGTTCTCTAGTAACCTTATTTTCTCTGTCAATTTAGATTGAGAGTGCTTTAGCTGTTCATTAAATAGTTTCTTTTCTTTTTTTAGTGCCTTACTGAGTGAAACTAAACCTTCTCGTAAAGCTGCATTTTCAATTAATGTCTCAAAATGATCGTTGAAGTGTGTCATATCTTCCTCAATTATTGGTTTTTCAATTACAACTGATTCTTCCACCACATCTTCAGTCGAATCCTTCCAAGTAGGTTTACCTTTACCAACGTGCTTAACCTTAAAGGTAACAACCTTTTTAGGTTTCGTTTTGGAAAGTTCCCTTAGAAGTCCTTCGGAGGCCATTAAAAATGAATGTGCTAATATTTTTTGACTGTCCATAATAAACCGCCTTTGGCTTATAGTTAGTCGGAGATATTAGCTAGCTTTTGCATTCTTTTAACTTCGTCTGTGTCCATTAGGCCGCCGCTATTCATAGAAGAGGAACTAGTCATAGTATTCTCCTTAAGGATAGCATCAATTCCCTTACCGATATTTCCAAGAGAGAAACTTTCGGATAGGATACCATAGATCTTCTTAACTTCTCTATGACTCTTAGCCCTATCGATTGACTCGATAATATGAGACTTTTGCTTCTTAGACAAAGTTTCATTTGAAAGTAGTCGCGTTGTTACGGCAATCTTAGATAGATAAAGATCATTCTCATTGATTGACTTACGATTCTTTCTTAGTGCTGTTTTAATAGCTTTATTCTCTTTAACGAGAGCCTTAATTTTTTTAGCGAGAATTCTATAGGATTCCATATAAGGTTCATCCTCAAGTTCATCATCCTCTTCATCGCCTTCATCCGAAAGTTCATCATCAAAGACTTCGAGAATTTCCTCGTCATCTTCTTCTTCATCGGCAAACTCATCGGCTGGTTCGTCAAGCTCTAGCTCATCGTCACCTTCATCGATTTCGATTTCGGCTTCATCATCGTCATCAAGGTCGAAAGAAGTTTCATCTCCTGAAGGTTCCGTATCTTCGTCATCTAGATCAACAGCGATATCTTCTTCATCACCTTCAATTTCATCCGCACTTTCATCATCATGGGATTCATCATCAGTGTGAATATCAATATCGATTTCATCGGAATCTTCTTCGTCAGCAATATCTTCTTCCTCATCTTCTTCGTCAAGCATTTCATCATCTTCAACGTCAAAGCCAGGTTCGCCATTGCTACCTTCAGCAGAAGTAGTATCTGTTTCTTCAGTTACTTCTTCTTCTTCATCCTCGTAATCTCCATCCATTTCATCATCGATATCTTCAATCTCAGTTAGAAATAGATCTTTGAGTTTCTTACCCATTTTATGTCTCCTTTAATACTTTTTCAAAAAATTTGCTGACTTTTCTAAAAATTCGGAAACGTCAACAACTCTTTTAACCTCTCCAAAGTTTTTACTTTCATGCAGGAAAGCCCCGTGAGTTGAAGGCATAGATACAAGATCATAACAAATTAACTGATAGTCCTCTTGCACATGATCTTCTGCGTCTACACTGCCCACACCTCTTGAGCTAATACCTAATGGAACTTTGGAAGCTATTAGCTGTTTAGCAATTTTTCCTGCTGGCGTGTTTAAAATTTCAACTTCGCCCAAAATAGTATCTCCTTCCCACCAATACTTTCTAATGCGATGGGAAGCATTTTGAAGATTCACTTCGGGAGTAGTCGGATGATCTAATTCTCCTAATGCACGATTTTCATCGATTACGCGCTGATAGGTTTTCATCTCTCTTTCAAGAATCTCTCTTGAATAGATTCTACCGTTTCTATTTTCTTCATTAGCTTTTTGTAAAGGACCGCGAATAATTAAAGGCTGTCCCGTTGAAATAGAATTTCGAGCTTCGTTAATTGTAGATTCATTTATATTAATTAGCGTTGTTTCTGTTATAATGCCTTTCATTATGAGTCCTTCTTTACTTTTTTAATGATTTTATCAGCTTCCTCTAGTAAGTCCTTGCAATCAGTGATGAGTTCGAAGTAAGATTCTTTTTTGATAGACTTTACTGAGTGAACAACTGCTTTGGTTTGTTTCTCCAATGATTGCTTAATTTCATCAAGCTTTTTAACTATCAATGAAACAACAGCAGCCCCGATACCCAGCTTACCTAGAGTACCTAACTCAGAGATAACTTCTCCCTTTTCTTTAATCTGAGAATTTATAAGAGTAAATTCTTTAATCATAAATTCAGATAAAGATTCTTTTGATTCAAGCACTCTTAAAATAAACTGTTCCTCTAAGGGGCTTAAATCTTTTTTCATTGCTATTGAAATAAACTCTAGCTTATCATTAAAAAACTTAGTGTATTTCGTTACTTGACCTACTTTATTTTGAGTCAAATGCTCATACAGTTTTTCAGTTACTCGTTTGTCTTGAATACCAAGTTGATGTGCTTCAAGAGCAACATTGATAACCGAAAAAATATTATCGTATTCGTCATCTATGTTTACAAAGGTATCTTCAACTTCTTGTAAAACTTTTGTTCGTTTAAGAGAGCCTATCATTTTTGAATACGCCTGTCCAACTTCTGCGCCTTCGGGTAAAAATCGAACTGCCGCTTTAACTTTCTTTTTAGCTCCATTTTTTGTTCGGGCTTTCGCATGAATTAAATGGTTAAATACAACGGCTTCTTTATATAAAGGAGATCCCGAATGGAAATGTTCATACATCAATTTATGATAAACTTTTGCCCTCTCTGTATCTTTATGTAGAAGAGACTCAATAAAAGAATAGGAAAGCATCTCGAATATCAGACCCGAATTAATCATGGACTTCTCCCTTAATTTTAAACTGCTCCGTCAAGTCTCTATAGACAGTTCCTAAGAGTCTTTTATTTTCACTTTCAAAAGCCATCGGGCTATCCGTATCGGGTTTTTCAACACCCATTTCTCCCGAATCATAACCAGAGCGATCTTCTTCGTCGCCCTCTTCATCCCACATTTCCCCACCCTCATCACTTGCAAGTTCGTCGTGAGGATTTGTTTTGATGCGCTTAAGTTCTCGTATGATTTCTTCATTAGAAAGTCTAAGGAAATGCTGCATAGCATATTCAACAGAGAAGGCTTGATCTTTTCCAGTTGCTTCTTTAAAGAGATTAATTCTTTCAGTCCATAGGGCAGCTTGCATAAGTTCTGCTTGATGGGATGGATTCGTCATAGTTAGTTTAAAATTTAGAACGTCACTAGTATGAACACCCTTAAGATATAGGTGTATAGTAGCAAGCCTAGTAAGAGAAGCCAAAAATGCTTTTTGAATTCTCTGAATTGTGCGCGAGAACCTTACGTCCTCCTGAGACAGGAGACTCTTGGCTGATATATCTTCCTCATAGGTTAGATAAGACTTAGGAACCTTAAGAACGGAAAATAGTTTCTTCTGAATATATTCGATATCATCAATGTCACTCATATTTTGTGCGCCAGGGAGAGTATCAATTTGTGAGCTAACTCCACCCCTAGAGGGTAGAATATAATCTTCATCTACAGCCATAGGATTATAACGAAGGTGCGTTAATCCAGTATCTTTTTCAACTGTTGTCGTTTTCTTGAGTTTGCGCTTTACAGATTCAAGGTAATCTCCAACGTCTTTCGGATTCATATTCCCGACTTCAATATTAAAGACTCTACGTTCTGGAGCGCGAGTAATACGGTAAACCATCATGGCATCTTCCAGCATTGTTATCTGTTTAAAGATGCGCCTTGCAGAATCTAGAATGCCTCTACTATAAGGCTTAAAGCGATCATCACCACCCAAGGCAAAGTGAGCCATATTAATTTCTTCAATGTAGGGTTTATCTTGTATCGCAGAAGTATAGAATTGTCCAGAAGCACTTTCGAGTCTGCTCCATTGATACCTTATCTTTTCGGGGCTATCTTCATCGAAGCCCATTTCTTTAGCAATTTCAATCGAAGGTAATGGGAGAACCCTAACGATACCATTTTTCTCCTCTGTTTCAGTGTACATAAAAATGTCACCATACTTACAAAGGTTTCGCATCCAGCCCCAAGCATTATTTTCAATGTCTAATACGTTATAGAAGAAATCCTCAAGGTACTCTTTATTCTTTTTATCATCCGAATAAATTGAGAGAACTTTACCTTCCTCATTAAAAATAGTAGCCTCATCCGCATAGATATCTAATGCTGAAGAAATCATGGGTTCAAATTCCATCATTTCAAAATCAACGTATCGCGCTTTTCTATCGTGTACCTGAGACTGATCGATTGCTTGTTGATAATAAGTATAAGAAACCTTATTGGATAAGCGGTCAATAATTTGTTGTGTTGCGCTCGTATCTTCGCCAAGCTCTTCATAATAAACAGACTTGGGAGAATGAGGACTTATCTTACGAACCAGACCCGAATAATCGGAAGGTCTACGGCCCTTATTCGCATTGATAAGCGTTTTAAATGTTACAGGCTTAACTGGCATCTATATTCCCCTAGTCATTAATTAACCAACGAAGATCGCCTAATTCTGGATCTTCCCAAGGATCGTCCAAAACTGGACTAAATTGTGGTTCCAACACTTCCGCAAAAGTTTGAAATTCAGGTGTGTAATAATCTGAATTAAAAGGTTGGTGCGAATTTCGTAATGTTTCGTATTTCAAATAACTAGCCATAGCTAGCGGCATAACAAGATCATCATTATACCCACTCATAGCTTGTGCTTTACCATTATACCAAATGAAAACATCAAGTTCATCGAATAATCTCTGCGAGTAGATTTGCATCTCTCTTGGATTCATCACTTCAACCAGAGCATCAATAACTCTAGGTCTTATTAATGGCGACATGGTAAAACCAGGAACCATCTTTACTTCTGCTTCAACAGGAGCATAAGGGTTCACTTTTGTTTTTTGCGCTCGACTTGTGTAGTAAAGATTAGAGTAACCCTGTTCCACAAGAGAACTCGCTACTGCCCACCCAAGTCCGTTGTTTTCCACAACAATTTGCGCTTTATTATAAGTAGTCGCTGCCCTTAGTAAAAGTTGAACAAATTCTGTTGTAGCTACCTTACCTTTAAACTCTTCAATCTGTTCATAGTTAACTAAGTCAAATACTTCATAAGTAGAAAAGTCTTTCCCATCACCTCTTGCAACGTCAGCAGTAATGACAAACTGCGTATCTTCTGAGAAAGAACTAATGTCTCTCCAATTCCAGATAGCATTTTTAGGACCAAATTTCTTTATGGGATCTTTCATCTTATGCTTTCGATACCATTGTAATGCTTCCGCTTCAACAACCGTATTACCAGAGGCAATGAAAGAACATTCATATTCTTGTGCCATCTTTTGTTTGTCAAAGCCTAAAGCCTTAAAAGCATCCTCCCACCATTGTTGATCACGTTCTGGGTGAAGATCCCAATTGAGCGTGATGGGCTTAAAGTCATTCAATTCTGAAGTGGCTTCGGTAAACATCTTGTGGAAGAAATTACCTTGTCCATTAGGAGTCGAAAGAATGATAGCATCTCCACCCGTTGACAGAGTAGGATATGCAGCAGTCCAAAGAATGTCAATGTTTTTAATGAAAGCCGCTTCATCAAGCACCAAAAGGCTCAACGCCTCTGATCGTCCCGCATCGTCAGAAGAAGGAGAAGCAGTACACGTTGAACCATTAGCAATTGTTACACTCTGCTGATTATCAGAAGTAAGTTTTGGTTGTAGAAATGCTGGAAGGTGCCTTAAGAAAACCTTAACTTTTGTAATGAAGTTAATTGCTGTGGATTGCTTAGTAGCAATAACAAGAATTTCTTTATTGGGGTGAAATATCATTAACCACGCACAATAACCAGCAACGAGAGTTGACAGACCTAGCT